ATTGCAGACAACAAACTAGCGTTAAATGCAGGGTGGGATATGGAATTGCTATCGCTTGAAATGGGCGACTTACGTGATGAAGGTTTTGATTTGTCGTTGATAGGGTTTAACGATGACGAATTGGCTAATATGTTTGTAGACAAGACAGAAGGGCTAACTGATCCCGACGAAGTGCCTGATATACCCGACGATCCTGTTACCGTTGAGGGTGACGTTTGGCTGTTGGGTAAGCATAGGCTTATGTGTGGGGACTCGACCAGTATTGATGCGGTTGATAAGCTGATGGATGGGCAGAAAGCTGATATGGTGTTTACAGACCCGCCTTATGGTGTTTCTTACCAATCCAATAGAAGGCCAAAAACTGAACGATTTGACGTTCTGGAAAATGACGATAAGTTTTTAGACATAGCGCCAATCATTGAGGCTTGCTCCACTGGTTGGGTTTTTGTATGGACGAGTTGGAAAGTCCAAAACAAATGGATTGAAATGTTTGATGGGTTCGGATACCCGACCAATATGGTCATCTGGCATAAACCCGGCGGCGGCATTGGAGACTTAAAAAAGACTTTCATTAGTGATTACGAGATTGCTCTGGTTTGGCACAGGGGCGCACCATTATGCGGTAAACGGATAGGAAGCGTTTGGAAGGTGGCGAAGGATGCCGCAGCATCGTATATGCACCCGACACAAAAGCCCGTTGAATTAGGCACAGAGGCGATGGATAAGACAACAAAGCCGGGCGCGAAGGTGTTGGAATTATTTAGCGGGAGCGGGTCAACCATCATTGCTGGGGAAATGACAGGGCGATCAATATACGCAATGGAACTAAGCCCAGCCTATGTAGACGTTGCCGTTAAGCGCTGGCAAGACTTCACAGGCGAACAGGCGAAACTAGAGGGTAGCGGGCAGATTTTCCCCACTATAAAAGCTGATGCCGCCTAAAACACCAAAAAGGGTAACAAAACCAACGTTTAAACCAACAGATGATGAACGTAGGTTAGTCGAACAAATGTGTGCTGTAGGCATACCCCAAGAATCTATATGCTTAGTTGTTCGTGATGGCATTGATGACAAAACACTACGCAAGCATTTCCGCAGAGAGCTAGACACGGCAAAGATTAAAGCAAACGCCAAGATAGGCGGCACGTTATTTAACAAGGCTGTAAACGGAGATACAACGGCAGCTATATTCTGGGCTAAAACGCAGATGGGCTGGAAAGAAACAAACGTTCAAGAAAACAACGGAGAACAAATTCACGTTATAAAGTGGGAAGGCGTTGAGTAAATTAACCGTACAGGCATCAAAGAAAATAATGCCGTTAATAAAGCCAAACAGGTATAAAGGGGCTTACGGTGGACGCGGTGGAACGAAAAGCCACTTTTACGCTGAATTATTAATTCTCACCTGTTTTTCAAGAAAAACCAGAGCAGCTTGCATTCGTGAAGTTCAAGTAACGATCAAAGATTCGGTTCGCCAGCTTCTTGTCGATAAGATTCAGAAGTTTAAATTAGGTGGGTTTTTTACTGTAACAGAACGTGAAATATCTGGTAATAACGGATCGTTAATTGTTTTTCGTGGGATGCAATCTTACAACGCTGAAAATATAAAAAGCCTAGAAGATTTTGATATTGCTTGGGTAGAGGAAGCACAAACACTATCAAACCACAGCCTCAAACTTTTAAGACCGACAATTCGTAAAGAAAGTTCTGAGCTTTGGTTCAGTTGGAATCCAAGGCATGATACGGATGCCGTTGATGCATTCTTTCGTGGTGGAAGCCAACGCCGTGGAATGATTAGCGTTGAGGTTAATCACGATGACAACCCTTGGTTTCCAGAAGTTCTCAAAATGGAAATGGAAGATGATTACAAAGACGATCCTGAAATGGCTGACCATGTTTGGGGCGGCGGTTATCAAATTATTACAGAAGGCAGCTACTATGCCAGGCATATGCTTAAAGCAGAGCAGGACGGTCACGTAGGTTACTTCCCATACATTCCTGAATTGCCTGTTCACACGGCTTGGGATATTGGGGTTGATGATTACAGCGCGGTTTGGTTCATACAAGAGGATGGGCTAGAAGCGCGTATACTTGATTATTACGAATTATCAGGTGGTGGAATTGAAGACATTGTAAATGATACTTTTCCAGAACTGAATCCAGATCCAGCTTTGTCTGTTGCTGGTTTAGTAGAAATTGGGCGTGAATTTCCATATGAGTATGGGACGCATTTCATGCCGCATGATATTATGGTCAGAGAATGGGGCCGTGGTGCAAAAACAAGATACCAGACAGCGCAAGAGTGGGGGCTAAAACCAATCAACAAGGGCGTTGCAGTTGGGCCAATAGAGCGCATAAATGCTGTTCGTGCATTGTTTCCGCAATTAAGGTTTAATGATACAAAGCGTGTAAGACATGGCATGAAACGAATAAACAGATACCATCGTAAATGGAACGATTCTATGCAAAGCTATACAACACCAGCGCATGACGAAAATTCACATGGCGCAGATGCACTAGGGGAATTTGCAGTTAATTGTAGCATTAAGCCTAAACCAGTTGTTGAAAATGAAGTTGGTAGAACAGTGTCAGTTGGCGGAAAATCAACTGTTACATTTAACGATTTGCTTAAATCAGTTAAACGTGGCAAACCGAGATATGATTGAACCTATTGCAGTTTTTGCTAGTTTCAAGTAACATATCAATAAATGATACCCACAGCATGACGGATAAAAACATATGAGTGATGCAGCGCTTGCACAAACAGGATCATTAGAAGAGCCAATTGATGCTGGCGAAGGCCCACAAGGTGTTGTTAAACGCTGGCAAATGGAACTGGATCTTGCATCTAAAGATGAGAAGTTTTGGCGTGAACGGGCGCATGATGTTAATTCAAGATACCGTGACGAAAAGAACGACCTAAAAAGCAACACAAGCACTGTTGGTCGTTATCAATCAGGTGATCGGTTTAATGTCTTGTATTCCAACATTCAGACAATTTGCCCAGCCCTGTACAATCAAACACCAAAGCCTGACGTTCGTAGACGCTATCGTGATGCCGACGAAACAGGTAAAGTTATTGCCGACGTTTTAGAACGTGCTTTGTCGTTTACGTTAGATGAAGAAGATTTTGACCGCTATATGAAAATGGCGGTTAAAGATTGCCAAATATCAGGGCGCGGAGTTACCCGTGTTAAATATGAGGCTGCTTTTGGTAAAGACGAAGAAATTGACACCATTGATGGTGAAGGCGAATACGAAGTTTTAGAGCGTGAAGAAGTTGAGTTTGAACACGTTAGCTGGTCAGACTTTAGGCGTGGCCCAGGTCGCACTTGGGAAGAAGTCATGTGGGTTGGATTCAAACACACGTTTGATAAAGATGAACTTGAAGAAAACTTTCCAGATACCGCCAAAGATATTCCGCTAGACTATTCACCTGAAGGCATTGATGGCGAAGATGACGATGCAATCAATGACACGTTTAAGCGGGCTGTTGTCTGGGAGATATGGGACAAGAAAAAGCGCGAAGTTGTGTTTATGTGTCCAGGGTTAAGCGAACGCCCCTGCAAAACTGTTAAAGATCCGCTAAACTTAAAAGGTTTCTGGCCTATACCGCGCCCAATGTACGCCGCTGACTACACTGATTCGTTAGTGCCTGTTGAGCCGTTCAGATATTATGAAGACCAAGCCAATGAGCTAGACACGATCACAAGGCGCATTACTGGCGTTATTGAGGCTTGCAAAGTGCGCGGCATTTACGACAGTACAATATCGGAAATGTCTAATATTATGGATAGCTCAGAGACAATGCTTGTCCCAGCTACTGACGTTTTGCCGTTGATGCAAGCTGGCGGTTTAGATCGGGCTGTATGGATCTGGCCTATTGAGAAAATTGCGGGCGTTTTGATTCATCTGTATCAACAGCGCGAAGCCGTAAAGACTATCATTTATGAGATTACAGGCATTGCAGACATTATGCGCGGTTCTAGTTCCGCATCCGAAACATTAGGCGCACAGCAATTAAAAGCGCAGTTTGGAACGATGCG